GAAGGGTTGGGTATGGGTAGATGACCACACTATTACTTTATCTGATAATAGTCGCTGTTTTTTTACTCATGGCTTATCTGCTGACGTTCTTAAAGTAGCACAACAATATGGCATGAATACAGTTCAAGGTCATTATCATACTAAGTTTAGTATTGGATATTACAGCAACCCAGATGCTCTTATTTGGGGTATGCAAGTAGGATGTTTAATACATCAAAAGTCTATGGCATTTGACTATGCTAAAAACTTTAAGAGTCGTTTCATTGTAGGTTGTGGGATTATCATTAACGGACAACCAAAACTAATGCCTATGGTGTTAAAAGAAAATGGGCGTTGGAATGGTCATATTGTATAGGAAAATCATGCAAAGGTCAGAAGTAGAAACTATCTGCAATCATATGTTAGGTAAAATGATTGTATCTTGTGAAGCGCTACATGGCGATAGTACTATTGTCATCCAATTAGATGATGACTCTATTATAGAGATAAGCGGTGAGGAGTTATCCTTGTATGGAGAGCTTACACCGCTAGACGATTAAACGCAGATAATAATACCGTTAGAACCTGTTTGGCATACTGTTACAGAGCCATCTGGTGCTAATATTGTAGTAGTTTGACCTAAAGCCTTTTCAGTTCCCCAAATAGCTAATGCAGCCATCACAATAACAAATATCCAATATATTTTACTCATCATTAAACCTTTCTAAAATAGCTTCTACTTCTGGTGGATTAATAGCATCTTCATCTTTCATTACTTCTATCAGTTTGTTTTTATACCATTCTGATTTATCTAAGTCTTGTTCAAAAGCACCCTTAAAAGGATAGCGTAAGTCATACTTCATTTTACAACCTTTTAGGTATCCAATAAACTCTTCTTTAGTCAAACGACTTTCAATTACATCTATTGTTTCAATGCCTCCCTGCATATAATGTGGAGGTCTATTCACCATATCTACCATAACTATCCCCTTATAAAAAATAAATCAATCAACTGATACGTGCCATAAAAAAAACCTATTATACTACCAATTATTAATGCGTATATGATCCAATCAATTACTTTTAATATCCTATCCATTTACCATACTCTCTTCCTATAGTTACAGATACATAATTTCTATTTTTAAATCTTCTGTCTAATATATCTTTATGTGTTAATTTAGGTAAATTAAAGTATCCTTGACTTTCTAAATATTTTAATCTAACTCTATTAGTCACACAATTTTGAACAATATCCTTAATGCTGCAATTAGGATTTTTTTGCATATATTCTTTAATAAACTTTGCTTGTCTTTGATCGTCTAGTTTAGTGTACATTTTTTATCCCATGTAATTGTTCTATTAGTCTAGCAAATCTAAATATTCTATCAAGTGTTAAAACAGCATTACCATTTCCAAATGCTTCTTTATATGCCTTGATAATTTCTTCTTGTGTAAGTGGTTTAGAGTCCATTATTACTTTCAATTAATCGTTGTGTTTCTTCTGAATACTTATTCATTGATTTATATTCTTCTATTTTTTCACCTCTAAATAAAGGGGTTATTTTTATATGATGAGTTGAACCTTTTAAATCATTTAAATATGAAAGCTCTTTTGGGTGAAATGACCATAAATAAGACTTTTTTAAATCACCAGATTTAATATCAAACTCTTCATAAAGCCATGCTACAGGTTCTTTTTTAGCCATTAGTAAAACACCATCCTTCCTATGTGCGTTTTCTTTCTTTTACCAAACCATGATTTTTTTGGCGGTATTGAATCATCATGGAAGTATAAAGCATTTGCAACCGGATTTGCATATTTATTGTGAACAATCGTATCAATAACCAAAAGTTTAGTCTCCAAATACGCTTTTTCATTAACTGGACTGTGGGACTCATCTTGCACAGCAAACTGATTATTAGCATAAACAACAGAGCATACAGAATAACCCCACAGACCAGAATGTAACCTATTACGGATAACATTTATAACACCTACCTTTTCTTCTAATGTTCTTGTATTGACCTCGTGGTACACAGCCGTTGCGTAACACGCTATATCTAATTCTAATGACTGAATATCCATTATAAACCTTTCATGATTATCTTGTGTCTAGCAAACTTATACAAGCGTATAATTCTATTACAAATCTAAAAGAAAGGAGAAAAGCTATGTGGACAACTCCAGCAGCTACTGAAATGCGTTTTGGCTTTGAAGTCACAATGTATGTAATGAATAAGTAATTTGTTTTATGCGTATGAGGATGCTCCTAGAAAGGAACGTCCTCATCTGCACCTTCAACAGCAGGTTTACTTCTTACTTCACCCTTAGCTTCTACCATTGCTACAGAACCACTAATGAACTTACCATTAGCTCCTTCTCTTACCCAACCTGATAATGTAAATTCAATACCGTCAACGTTAAGTTTACCACGATAGTCTGGTCGCTTAGGATTATCTCCTTTATCGTTCTTATTTAATGTAAACGTGTTCGTGTTGTCATACTGTGCCATATACTACTCCTTTAGTTTAATAATTGTTTGTTCAACTTCTTCTAGAAACTTCTCTACTTCAACTTCTAATTCTGATATATAAGACTGATCTCTGTCAACTCTAGATATAAATAGCTGAAGCTCTGGAGGAAAATTTGGGTTATAGCTTACGAAATCTACCCAACTAGCACCAGTACAGGCTAACTGCCATTGCATTTGAGGTATATATTTACTAGGAACAGACTTGCTCATCAATGTGTTTGTGTGCGTAGTTTCAATGGGACACTTAATTTCAATAAGACCTGCATACTTACCTTCAATTTCTGCATGAACTGCACCATCTGGACTAGCACCACTCATAGACAATACAGGGTGTTCAAAGAAACCAACTTCTGAAACAGATATATTTCTTTCTATTTCATATAGTTTTCTAGCAGCATCTTCTCTTTCAATTCCGTCTAACATAGCTTGGTTAACATAGCTATCACCTTTCTTTCCTGTTAGACGTTCTGATACAAGTTGTATAAGATAGTTTTGACGAGATGTAGATACACCTGTTTTAGTCTTAGCTATTACATCACTAATACGACTAGCCGTGACCTTCCCCAATCTCTGCTGAAACCACTCTTCTGTGCGTTGCTCAATCATAGAAAATCCTTACTAGAAACAGCTTTTAAAGCTGGTTGTTCTGACTCTGGAATATCTTCACCACTATAAATGTATAAGCCAATACCATGTAAAGCAATAGCCTTTGCTAAACAACGTTGCATAGCTGTATTAACTGCCATAGCATCAGGATTAGGAATAGCTTGATTTCTAAAATTAAGCACAGGTAATTGAGCTGTCATAGATTTATTAAAAGCATGAACTGTGCAAAATACCATAAGTGTTTCACCAAACTGTTTAGGTTCACCATAAGTCCATGTAGCATTTGGGTCTTGCTGTAGAAGAGTATCTACAGCCCAAGCCCATGATAAGTATGATAGACCATTCTTTTTTTCAATATGGTCTGATACATTAATCTTACGTAGTTCGTTATAGTTCATTTTTGCTCTCTCCTGTTGTTGATGTTGTTCCATCATTACTTGGTCGTAATGTTGTTGTTGACTCATTTTTTATTCTCTCCTGTTCTTCATATTTATCGTTAAGTTCTTTTAAATCTTTCCATACTTCTTCTAATATTTTAGATATATGTTCTAGTTTTGTAGCCATAGCATCACCACTATAATTAAAACTAATATTGCAGTCAAGACATTTGTTGCTATACGTTCTTGACGTTCTGTATCGTCAGAGTTGTTATAATCAACACCATATCTTTCTCTATAACTTCTAGGTATTTTATAGTCCCATTGATTATACCATGTATTGTGTCTATCTTTATCCCACCCAAAGTTATCCATTATATAAGACCCTCCACTTTACCCATCATGTAAATACAAAAAGCTACGTAACACCAAAAAGCTATTGCCGTAATTATCATTGTTTTAATTTTCATAATTTATTCCTTATTGATAATAAAGAGCAACAACAATATTTTTTGCATCTGGATAAGATACGTCCCAAAAATCATCACCATTATCTACACCAAGTTTATTAAACTTATCAATGCCTTTTAAAAAACCTGTTAAATCATCAGGATTATTAGCATCAAACCATTTTCCTGAGCAACCACAAAAGCATTTATTAGCTTTTCCTATATATACTTTTTTAATATTTTTCATCTTTTCTCTCCTAAAAGTTAAATACTACAATAGTCATTTTAATGATATAAATATGTCTGTCAAGCATTTTTAGTCAAAAAATAGTAAAAAACTAGTAAAAAAGTAGTTTACAGACGATTTTTTGTATGATAGTGTTCTTTTCTATGGAAATCTTACGTTTTATCATTTTAGACGAATTTGATGGAAAACCCTTGAGAGCCTTTAGTAACAAGGCTTCTGCGCTATGGTTTCTTGAAAATAGACCTAATTGTAAGCTCCATGTGCTAAAAAAAGTCAAAAATGTGATAAATTTAGAACAATATGAAGAATGTCTATTTTAAGGAGAAATATGTATAAAATTAAGAACTGGGAAAAGTTTAATCTATATAGAGCTAAAAACCCACGCTATCAAAAAAAGATGACTTGGTTTAAGTTTTATGGTACAGATTACATAAATAATATAGAAATTCATAAGCTATCTTTTGAACAAAAAGCTGTTTTAGTAGAGCTTTGGTGTTTAGGGTCTGAAAATGATGGAATTTTACCTGACCATTTTGAGATAGCTTTTAGACTTCATTATCCTATTGAATTTATTGATAAAATTTTAAAAGAACTATTTACTAGAGGTTGGCTAGAAGAAAACTCGCAGCCTGTTAGGATAGAGAAGAGAAGAGAAAGAGAAGAGAAGATATATGTCGTTAAAACGACTGATAGATTTAGTGAATTTTGGGATATATATCCTTCTACAAGAAAAGTCAATAAGAAAACTTGTTTAGAAAGATGGGCAAATAAAAATCTTGACGCTATAGCAGATGAAGTTATAAGCTATGTTAAGAAAATGAAAGATACTAAATCATGGAAAGATGGATTCTCGCCAGCTCCATTAACGCTGCTTAATCAAGAACGTTGGAATGATGGTGATATTCCTAATGTTCGTAAAGTTTGGGAAGGTGGTATTTAGTGAATATAGGTGAAGTTATAGATAAACTAACTGTTAATCAGTCTGTAGTTAATGACTATTATCAAAGCGAATATAGTCATGCTGAGTTTAAGATTAAATCAACTGACATATTCACAAATGATGTTATTAAATACTTTTCAGAAGAAATTCATTCAGGAAAATCTTTAGGATGGGTAAAGACAGAAGATAGATTTCGTGTTCGTAATTCTGAATTGACAATTTTAACAGGAGTATCAGGACATGGCAAATCCATGTGGCTTTCACAAGTCATATTAGCTTTGATGCGACAAGATACAAAATGCTTGATAGCTTCATTAGAAATGAGGCCTGTATTAACTATTGCCCGTATGATAAATCAGACATTAGGTTCACCAGAACCAACAGACGATTACATACGCAAGTTCTGTGAACGTGCAAAAGATAAATTGTATGTTTACGACCAGACAGGAGTTACTACTTCAGATGATATGATAGCTACCTTGTATTATGGTAAACACATATTAGGAGTAGAAGTTTTTGTTATTGATAGTCTTATGAAAATGAGTGACATTAGTGAGGAGTCATTAGAGAAACAAAAATTATTTGCCGATAGACTGGCTGTAACTGCAAGAGACCTGCAGATACAAATTTTTCTTGTTGCTCACACACGAAAAATGAAAGATGAAACAGAGATACCAGATGCAACAAACATTATGGGTTCTAGCCATATTAGGAACTTATGCGATAATATCATTATGGTCTGGCGCAACCGGTATAAGGAAAAACTAGTTGAAGAAGGTAAAACTTCTGAAGATGAACTTAAAATTATTCCTGATGCAAAAGTTTTTGTTCAAAAAAATCGTAATGGTCAATGGGAAGGTTCATTCAACTTTTGGTTTAGTCAAAAAACTTTATGTTACAGAGAAGCACCATGACAATAAATGATTTTATAAAAGAATGTAAAAAGCTCTTTGGAGATGATATACAATACAAAGCTGTATCTAAAGACGGACAAATATTTAAGACGAAAGGATGGAGAGATGATGTTAAGGTGGAATTTGACCAAGGAAAATTTAGAGAATTTAATTCACAAATTAAAAGAACTAGATTTTAGTAAACGTTGGAGAGTTACAGTTACAGATGCAAAACTTAATCGCAGTTTAGAACAAAATGAACGTCTATGGGAATTATATACAAGTATAGGCAATCATTTAGGTATTGAAAAAGATAAGATACATGAATTAATGGGTTATAAGTTTTTGCGTTATCAAACAGAGATAGCTGGAATGCCTGTTGAGCTTATAAAGTCAACAACAAAACTTACAACAAGTGAGATGACAGACTATCAACATCAAATTGAAGTATGGGCTCAGACTATGGGTTGGGGTTGGGATTATTAACTAAGGAGAGAGTTATGAATGATTTATTTGAAGTAGAAGAAAAAACAACAATAATTACTAAAAAAACAAAGTTTGACAAAACAGAACGAAATAATTATATATGCAAAATGTATGACATTAGTTTTGATGAAATTGTTGATGAATTTATGGTTAACTTTGAAACAGACTTTGATTGGAATATTGGATTAATTGTAGGTCAAAGTGGAACAGGTAAAACTACAATAGCAAAAGAAAAGTTTAAAGATTTTTATTTATTTAAAGAACACAAATGGGACGAAACAAAATCAATTGTAGATAATTTTGATGCAAGTATACCAAATGAAAAGATTATTGAGTCACTTACAAAAGTAGGTTTCTCAAGCCCATTAAATTGGTTAAAGCCATATCATTTATTATCTAATGGTCAAAAGATGCGTGTAGATTTAGCACGTTTACTTTTAGAGAAAAATGAAACAGTTATCTTTGATGAGTTTACTAGCGTTGTTGATAGAGATGTAGCTAAAGTCACTTCACTAGCTGTAAGTAACTTTATCAGAAAGAATAACTATAAGTTTATTGCTGTATCATGTCATAGTGATATTATTGAATGGTTACAACCTGATTGGATATTTGATACTAATGCTAAAAACTTTACCAGGGGGTTACTTTGGCAACGACCTGAACTTACATTCCAGCTCAGAACAGCGTCAGTTGACGAATGGAAATCATTTGCTAACTATCACTATTTAACACATGATATATTACGTGGTAGTCATTGTTATGCTTTAGACTATAAAGGATTTCCTATAGCGTTTGCAGCAATTACTCACTTTCCACACCCTAAATGTTGTAACTTTAAAAAGATACACAGAATGGTAGTGTTACCAGATTTTCAAGGTATTGGCATAGGAAAGAAGTTTCTAAATGCTGTATCTGAGATATACTATAAGCAAGACTTTAGAGTATTATTAACAACTGGTGCATTAAGTTTTATTCACAGCTTACAAAGAGAAAAAGATTGGAAGCTAACAAGAAAGCTAGGTAAAGTTGGTGAAAGTAAAGGCGTTCTTAAAGGTTCAACATCTAAGAATAGAGAGACAGCTAGTTTTGAGTATAAAGACTGTCCTTCAAGAACTATGAATCAACATGTTGTAGAAGTAAATAACATTCCTAATCACGATTTATTTTGAGAAAATATAATATGAATGTATTATCATTATTTGACGGAATGTCATGTGGACAAATAGCATTAAAGCAATTAGGATTTAAAGTAGATAATTATTTTGCATCTGAAATAGATGAAAAAGCAATAAAAGTTGCTAAACATAATTTTCCAAATACAATACATATTGGTGATGTTACATAAATAAAAGGCAATGAATTACCAAAAATAGATTTACTTATTGGTGGTAGTCCATGTCAAGGTTTTAGTTTTGCTGGTAAAAAATTAAATTTTGATGATAAAAGAAGTGCATTATTTTTTGAGTTTGTTAGATTACTTAAAGAAACTAATCCAAAATATTTTTTACTTGAGAATGTAAAAATGCCTAAAAAATGTCAAGATGTTATAAGTGAATATTTAGGAGTAAAACCAATAGCAATAAATTCATCTTTATTATCAGCTCAAAATAGATTAAGATTATATTGGACTAATATACCAAATATTGAACAACCAAAAGATAAAAATATTTTATTTAAAGATATATTAAATCCAATATATGAATTTAAACCATTAACTAAATGGTTTTTTTCTACATGGGGAACAAAACAAAAAATTAATACTTTAAGAACAATAGATGCAACTAAATCTTTTTGTATAACAACTAATAAAAGCCACTCAAAAAATTACTATTTAAATACTGAAAAAACAATGGCAAGAATGTTAGAAAGAGATGAAGTTGAAAGATTACAAACTTTACCTGAAGGATATACAAGTATAGTTTCAAAAACTGAAGCTCATAAAATGATTGGAAATGGTTGGACTATAGAAGTTATTAAACATATTTTTAGGAACATGAATGAATTATCGCAATCCTAAATTACTTAAACTAGCAGATGGTGCACCATGTATGATGTGTGCTATGCAAGACGGAACAATTGTCGCTGCACATTCTAATCAACTAAGAGACGGCAAAGGCACAGGAATTAAATCTCATGATTATCGCATAGCTTTCCTATGTCATCAATGCCATCACATGATAGATAATGACAAAAGTTTAGATAAACATGATAGAATAGC